TCATGTTTTTTTAGTTTTAATACAAATTCTTTTTTAGGCCAATGTATTACATCATAAGTGGACGCTGATTCTTTTCCATTTGAAGGCACTCCAATATGACTATTTTCGCCACTTCTTAAAACTTTTACTCCGTTTATTTCAGTCCAATCAGGTAAAGGAACATCTTTTTTAACTCTTTCAAAATGCTCTTGCGCTTCTTTACTTCCACTTTCGTGCATTTTAGCAAGCAAATCTAAATGTTTTTTAGTTCCTTCTAAATTACGACCTTGATTATCAAATTTTGGAACAGTTTTTTTGTTCATTTCTGCTTCATCAAAAGCAGCTTTGGTTTTTCCTATTACTGTTGCCATTATATTGCCCTTTCAGTTGTTTCTTGGTTAGCGAGTTTAGCTTGTTCGTGATCCATTCTTGCTAATAGGATTGCTACTTGAGCTTTTAATTGTTCAATTTCAATCTGTGTATCTGTTTTTAATTCAACATCATGTCTACGTTCAGCGTCACGCATTTCAACATCATGTGCTTTAGTTGTTTGGCGCATAAGTTCACGTTTAGTTTCATGGCCTTGCTTAACTTCTTCAATGTCTTGACGTTGTTTAATAGCCATTTGAAGCTGTTGAATAGCTTGTTGAGCTTGTTGGTTTTGTGCTTGAAGTTGTTGGAGTTGCATTTGGACTCTTGGTGGAACTTTAGATTTATCGTCAATTTTAGCCAATGGGTTATTGACTGCTAATCGGTCTGCAATAGTTTCAGCGCCTGGGAAGTCCATGTTTCGAATCATTAAATCGCCAGCTTGTTGGATTAAAGCTGGGTCTGCAGCAAATAATTGCATCATAGCGTCAACAGCTTCTTGGCGTTTAGAGTTATAGCCTGGACCTGTATCCATAACAACATCATATTCACCGACTGTTACATCATTAAGGATTTTAGTTACGCCTTCTTCGTCTTGACCATATTCATTAATAGTTAAGATTTCAGGTTTTCCATCGTCACCAATAATACGCATGACTCGTTGTCTATCATAAATATGTGGGATTAAATCTAGGATTACACGACCTGTTTGACGGATAGAACGAGTTAAATTGTCATAATAGTGGAAATTGGTTAAATCAACTTGTTGTTGCTGACCTTGTAGGGCTTTTCCTGAAATATTGCCTGTTGGTAATTGAGCAGGGTCAAATATACCTACCACTTGCATTAAATCTGTGGTCATTGATTGAGCAGCCGCCATAATACCTGCTGGTGGTGGTTCAGGTTGTAATCTTTGTGGAGCAGGTGCAGGTTTACCATCAATATCTGTTTGTTTATAGCGTAAAACAGGCATAGATTTAATATTAGCCATAGCCCATTCGTTCTCATGGCCTTCATCTTGACCTTCAGCTAACAACCATTTAGCTTTAGGTGCTAACGCTACGGACTCTGTAAGTGAAGTTTGCCAAAAGTTATACATTCTTTGTGGGTCTTTGGCCATTCTTACAATACCAAATTTCTTTTTCTTGTTTTCAACTACGGTTTCTTGACCATAAACAGGAATAATAGGAATGTATTTACCTGCCCATTCGCCTTCTTCCAATACTTCCATAGATGTTAGTTTGCACCATTTAATCTTTTTCTCGTATGAATTTCTTGATTCTACGATTGTAATGCCTGCCATGTCTAAAACATCTTGTGGTGGCAATTCTGATGACTTAACTGTTGTTCCGTCTGATAATAAATGAATCTTAATAGGATTGCGTTCAGTATAGAAGTATTCAGCTAGTCTAATATCCTCTTTCATAACCCATTCAGGATTAGTGTCGCCTGTGCCTCGCATTGTGAATCCTTGCTCAACTTCGGCATTGGGATACATTTTCTTGAAATTGTCTTTAGAGATAACTGTGGTAATCAATACCTTTTCTGCGTCTGATCCATCAGGCATGACTGAATTAGGGTCAAAGTAAACAGTAAAAGGGTTATCAATAGCTCTAATATAGATTTCTTGGTCAAATGAATCGTCTTTAACGTAGTCTGTAGTTACTCGCCAATATCCCCAACCCATACGAACTGCAAAATCACCAGCTTTGTCATAAGCTTGGTCTGCATCTGATTGGACTTCAATGTGACGGAAAATGCCTGAAATGATCTCGGCCATTTTAGCGTCTGATTCATTATTCATGCCATGCGCTTTCATGCGAGGGCGTTGTTGACGCATTTGATTAGTTAATTGTCTGCAATAGGCATCAACTTTATTGACTGTTAAACATGGTCTTGCTTCTAAAACTCTACTATTTTGTATTTCAACAGGCCATTGGTCACCTGCTGCAAACTTTAAATCCTCTAACGCTTCACTTCTATTCATTTGGTCTGCTTCATTAGCAAACTGTAAGAATTGAATAGCGTCTTGTATTCTTGGGTCGTTATCAACTACATTAGTTTTTTTAGCTCTTGCCATGTGTTATCCCATCCAGCTTACGCCAGGAGTATATGTTTGTTTACGGACTTTTTGTTCTTTTCTATCTTGCAACATTAAACCGATATATCTAAATGCGTCAGCACCATGAGAGTATTGGTCATGAAGTGGATTGCGACTAAATTGACCTGTGTCAGGATCAACTTCATATCGGTAATGACGCAAGCATTGTAACCCATCTGCGCAATTTTCTCTATCGAAATAACAGTTAGAAAATATGGTTCGTGCAGCATTGATTGAATCTACCACAGGAACTCTAGGTAAAATGTTTGTTTTATAGCCGGCTGCCCTTACAATTTCATCAATAGACCGACCATTAGACGCAATATTTTTACTTTCTGCATCGTGTGGTAAGTGTAAAGTATCGTAAATGTAGCCTAATTTTTGCATTTCCTGCAAATAATGACTGATAGTCTTTTGCGTATCTTGCAAATATCTGATTAATCTTGTTTCCATGCCTATAAATTGAACAAACCAAATAGCTGTGTGATCTGCCCAACCTAAATCAAATACAGCATGAACAGGCTTTAATGGATCGTAAGGGACTTTAGTTATTCTGCCTGATAGCTCTGCCACATTCATTTCATTAGCAAATATAGCGCCATCTACTGTAAGTCTGCATAGACCTTCCCAAACATTATTGTAGGCAATAGGATCACGATTCTTTAACGCATCCTTTTCCATGCGTAATGTATCAGGAAACCATGGGTTATCGTTCCAATTAATACGCTGAACAATAGAGTTTTCAGGTGGATTGACCACAAATCGCTGATAGGTTTCGTCTTGCTCTAATTCAGGGTTAAAAGTTATCCATATTTCAGACATTTCTTTACGGATAGTTGGGATTAATGTATTCCAGCTAGATTTGGATACTGTTTGCGCTTCTTCTACCCAACAGATGTCAATACCTTCGTATGATTTAACATTGGCTATGTTGTTCTTTAATCCTACAAAGGCAAATTCTGTTCCGTTTGCTGCACGAATAGCGTTTTGAGTTATCTCATAAAATGAGTTAAGACCCATAGCATTTATCTGATCTGACAATAATTTATGCACAGAATCTTTAATAGATGTCATAAATTCTCTTGCACAAAGTATGCGTAAAGGCTTTTTAGCGCCTTTTATCAATAATGCCCTGGCAACTCCCCAAGACTTTGCGCCACCTCTGCCACCATATAATGTTCTATACCTGACATAAGGTGGAGTAAATAGACATTCTAGCTTTTGTGGGAACTGAACATCTGCTATGGCTTTATCAAGTAGTCTTTGTTCCATCTGTTGATACAAAAGTTACTTGTATGCCTTCTAATGGCGTTCCGTCAATATTGCCAAATTTAGTGGTATTGGTTTCACCCCAACCCATTTGAGCTTTAGTCCACCATATTGCAGCAGTCGTATCACCTGCTATTGCTTTATTGTATAAAGATTTAGCTACGTTAGCAGACGCAGTAGCTTTACCCACAGCTAATTCTTTCTCATAGTGTTTGCGTAACGTCACATCAGATATGCCAAGTAATGCAGCTATTTGCAGTTGAGGCAATCCTAGCCCTGAAGCACTTAATACTTGCTCTTTTGTCTTATCAGTAGGAACGTGTTCTAGCATCTTTTTATTGACCAAAAGTGTTTAAAAGTAAGTGTTGTAAATCAATCATTTAATAACTCTGCCTTCTTACCTGTAAAATCTTCCCATCTCTTGACTATTACGTCACAATATTTGGGATCAAGTTCCATAACATAAGAATTTTTACCTGATTTTTCTGCGGCTATTAATGTGCTACCTGATCCACCATAAAGATCAACTACATTTTTTTTATCTTTAAGGCTAAAGTAGTCAAAAAACCAAGAAACTAAATTAACAGGCTTTTGAGTTGGATGATGTCTTTTTCTATCAAATTCTTTTTCAGTTCCAAATATTCCAGCCCATTTAACTCTTGCCATCATGCGTTTATGTTTAGCTTTTGACCAACATAATTCAAAAGTTGATCCATACATTTTATCTGCTGATTCATCTAATCTTTTATCCCATACTACCCATGATCCATCATTCTTATTTGGTAAAAGTTCTGCATAATAATCAGCACCCCATAAAAATATTTCTTTGCAATATCCAAATGATGCAAATACAGTATTAATTAATTCAGGCGTAAAATCATCATGATCGCCTATAACATTGTCATATTTTTTACCGCCCTTGACTCCCTTTTCTTTAAAAAAGCCTAAAGATGATTTAGCTCCAGAATAATCTGCATTTAAAAACATTCCATAAGGTGGGTCAGTAAACACTACATCAGCTTTATCGCCATTCATTAATTTATCAATAGCATCAACACTTGTGCTATCACCGCACATTAGCCTATGATTTCCAAGCTTGTATATATCGCCTAATTTAGTTTTAGGTTCTTCAAGCACTTCAGGAACAGAATCTTCATCGGTTAGGCCATCAACTTGTTCAGGCTTTAATAGACTAGCTAGTTCCATTCCATCAAACCCTGTTAAATTTAAGTCAAAGCCTAAATCTTGTAAGTCTTTTAACTCAATAGCCAATAGGTTTGTATCCCAGTCAGAGTTTAAAGCTAGTTTATTGTCTGCAATGATTAATGCTTTGCGTTGTTCTTTAGATAGATGTGCTAATTCAATGACAGGAACTTCAGTCATGCCTAGCTTTTTAGCCGCCATAATACGACCATGACCTGCAATAATTCCATTATCACCATCAACTAATATAGGGTTAGTCCATCCAAACTCTTTAATTGAAGCTGCAATTTGTGCAACTTGATCGTCTGAATGTTTCCTAGAGTTGTTGATATACGGAATTAAGTCCGATAGCAACCTCTGTTCGATTTGCATTAGACTTGTGGTTCTTCAGGCAATGGTTCTGCTGGAGCAACTTCAACAGGTGTTGGGTTAGCTTCTGTTTCCGCTGCTTGTTGTGTTTGAGCTTGTGGGATACCTTGTGCTTTAATTTTAGCAACTACAGGTTCAGCAAACTCCATAGGTAGTTTATAAAGACCTGCTAATACTAATTCTACTTCTTTGATTTCAAGTTCCAACTTAATAATGGCCATGATTGACTCCTAGTTAATAATTAAATGAAAAAAAGTGATATATTACTTTTTTTTCTTTTTACCTGCTTCTCGCTTCTCGCTGTAGGCGATTGCAACTGATTGCTTAATAGGTTTTCCTGCTTTTACTTCAGCCTTAATGTTTTCTTTAAACGCTTTAGGGCTTGTTGATTTTTTTAGTGGCATAATTTTATTCCTTTTCCTCTATAAACGCTACATCTTGCCATGACATAATGAGAAACTTCTCACCGTTATCCATGACAGGTTGAAATTTAAGATATTCGTCTTTACCCATAGTTCCAAATCTAATTCGGTCACCTATAGATACAGGCATAATATCATATTTACCTTCTTTAATCTTTTTACCAGGGCCAACTGCTACTACAACCCCTGTATTGTATTCTTCAGCGTAGACAAAGCCAGGTATGGCTGACTTATCTTCACGTTCAATAGGTTTTACTAGGATTTTGTCTGCAAAGGGTCTAATCATTTCTTTTTGCCTTTCAATTTAGATTCTTGATGTGATTTTATATCAAGTTTGATCTCATGTTTAACAAATTCAATGGTTATGCGTGATTGATCTTCTATGTATTCACCGCACCAATCGTTTTCATGTTTATTGTAAGTTTGAGGATAGCGATGGCATGATCCTAATACATCGCCAAAAGAAAAGAATTTACAAGACTTGCAAATTTCTTTAGAATTTAATACAGCCACTTATTACCTCCATTAATATTTGGTTAGAAACTCCCAATCAGGCTAGGGCTGGTTGGGATTTCGTTTTATTACATCTTATCTTGTTCGTGTTCTACACGTTTATGTGAATAGCACTCATGTTCTTTAGCGCCACCTTTTAGTTCACCTAAAAGACCATCATTTTTACCAGCGTGTGAAGCTTCACGTAAGCCAAGTCCGTCTGCCTTACCCATTGCAACGCCGCCTTTAAGTGGTGCTTTTCTTTCGCCTGATGTATCTGATGCTAAAACGCCTTTAGGCACTTTTTCACCTGATGCACCTGACTTAAATACTTCTTTATCTTCCATACCCATGATAATTTCCTTTTAATCTTAAATTTAGCTAAATTTTCACGAATTATTAGACTCGTGAGCTTTTATTTTAGCAGAAAATTGAACCTTTAGTAGCTTTATTTCTTCTATTGACCACTTTACTGTTTCGTTATCAGATTCGAGTGCTTCAACAAGCTCCATTCCAATTTTTCTAATAAGTCCGAGTCTGTATCGGATGAGATTGCCAGATAAATGGGTGTTACAGGCTGCGCATTGTCTGTGGCAGTTATGCTCGTTAAATCGAAGGTGTCCTGCACTTCCAATGCTTCTGTAATGGCCTGCATGATATGCGCTGGCACTTTTTGACCCACAACTAATACAACCGTCATTCTGATCCCTTAATCTAATATATTTATTGAATATTACTTGAGTATCTTTAAGCCAATCTGATCGGCTCTTTAATTTTTGCTTTGCTTCTTTAACTTCTTTTCTGACGGTTTTAATTCTTTTGTCTTTAGCTAACTCTAATGCACATTCAAACCCACAGACTTGTTGAAGTGGTTTTGTTGGCTCAAATACATTCTTACATACTTTGCACTTTTTAGGGCGCAATTGTAAACCAACCTGTTGCAATATATTTATTTGTTGAATATACAGGATTGCCTCTGTGTGTATGAGTAAACCCAGCAGGAAATATACATAACAACCCAGCTTTAGGTTTTATTTTAGTAGCTTGCCATAAAAATTCTGTTTCACCTTCGCCTTCAGGTATGTCATTAAGATATAAAGTCCAAGCTAATATTCTATTGCATACTAATGGATTGTCAGCTTCACAATGAAATTCGTGATAGCCACCTTTAGGTTCAGTCTTTTGTATCTTTACTTCATTAGAGTTTAAGTGTATTCCGTTTATTACAAAAAATTCGTCATAGTATTTATTTAATGATGATTGAAGCGCTTGATTTACCATAAGCGTTATATCTTTATGATAAAAGTGTGCAAAGAATGATGTGTCTAATCTTTTTAATTTAGTTTTAAAATGATCTTGACCACGATGTATTGTGTTGGGTTGATTTAAACTAACAAACTTTTCAAATTCATCAATAATGTATTGACAATTATCTTTTGACAAAACATTTTCATATAGACCAATAAAATCATTCATTAAGGGGTTCACTTTCTCTTAAGAGGTTCATTTTTTATTAAGGGGTTCATGTTTTAGGGTGAGCCTCTTTGATCATCTTTGATATAGTTTACCTCGGTAAATCTTACACCTAATTCTGCGCCATAAGCATATATTTGTTCCATATAATTACTAAAGCCTAGTTTAGTGAGCTTGGAAGTTGATCCAACTAATACACGTTTGCCATCAGGTGTTTCTTCATATTTTCTATATCCTTCTTTAACTAATTTAGGATCAGGAAAGTCAGGTAAGAATTTTTCTTTAAAGTATTCATGCCATATCAAAGCTGAATATTGTCTGCCATGCACCCAAGCTTGTTGAGCAATATCGTTTAATGGCCCTGCCCACATTAAAGCGTTAGCGCTTAATGATCTTGATTTTTGTTCCTCACGAATAATAACTTCTAAAGGTTTATCTAAATCAATAGGTGCATTTTGTATTGCATTAATTGCTGTGTCTATTTGTGTCTTTCCAACAAGACGGATAGTTTTAGCTAGGTATTCTGTTCTCATTTTGTTCTTTTCTCATAATCATCACGACAATCTAAATCACAAAATCTTTTTTTAGATTTAGCTCCACAATTAAGACAAACGCCAACGTGCTTGTAATTAGTATCATTATCTCTAACGTGCTTTATTGCAGCATTACGATATTGTTCCTCTAGCTCGCTGGCTCTGTCAAACTCATCCATGTTAGAACGGAATATCTGATTCCATGTCATCAAAGTTTGTTTTAGGTGCAGGCGCAGATTCTTTGTTTCTAGGTTCAAACAATGAAACAATGATTGTGCTTCTATTGTCAGGGTTAGGTAAACCTGCTGGGTTAAATGTTCGATTAAGTAAAATATACTTACGGCCATCTGATTCCATAACTGCACCAATGTTTTCGTAAGTGCTTTTTGTTGCACCTTCTTTGTTTGTATATTCACCTGTTTTTACTGCTAAATCCATTACTTTTTTACTAGCCATTTTTATTTTCCTTTGTGGTTAAATTAAATAATACATATTTACTGCCTAATTGTCTTTTTAAGAATTGAACTCTGATGTTGCGTCTTTCTATAAATTCAATGTCTTTTGTGGTAATAGGCAATTTCACTCCATAAAAGTTATTTAGTAACACGAATAACCTCCCCTGTAGATTTATCCAACTCGTATTCATACATATCAGCTTCAGATAATTTTTGATTCTTAATGCGGTCACTAAAAATCTTATCAAAGTTTTGATCAAACTTCTTTTTATCAACTGATCTATACAAATCACCTTTACCGGCTTCGTGATGATTGCTCATAATACCCAATCCTCTGCAAGTATTTCTGCATCTTCTTCGTCATACGCTGGTTTAGTTTTAACAAGCTCGTTGTTAAGATAGTAATTAACAATAAACTTATCATTCTCTTTGCAAACATCTGCTTTTTTGTTTCCTTCCATAAACTCGCTTAATATCATATTCCCTCCTAGAATAATGGTTCAGCTTTAATTAAATTAAATACATTTTCTTTAGGTTGCTTGGGCAATCTTTTAATGATGTGATTAGGTTTATTTAAAATATAAAACAAAGCTTCATGCTTTGTTCTAAATTTTCTGATCGCTTTATTAAAGTCATCAAACACTACATAATTAAACATTAGTCTTCGCAGTTTCCGCCAATACATCTAGCGTTAGCTAATGCAGCCTCTTCAATATCGGCTATTGCATCTTTGCCAATAAAGTCATCTGCTGCAATCTTTAATCTATTGTATAGGCTTTTTTCTACTTCGGTAACAGAAGTTTTCATAAGAAATCCTCTATCTTTGGCATGATCGGTTATAACAGAGTTGACATAATCAGAAGGCTCCACACCCCATGATCCAACTTCATTATATTTTTTGTCATCTAATTCAACTTCAATGATTACACTAAATCGTTTCATGTTTTACCTTTCTAATTAACTCTAACATCTCTGCTCGACCATGTTTCTTTTCGTATCGTTCAAGCATTGACCTTGCGTGTGGTTTATAAGCACGTCGTAGCCAGCGCACCCAACAACACTCGTTATTAAAATTAAAACGACCACGATTTTCATTGCATAATTCACAGTTCATTATTTCCCCATTGAATAGCCATTGCATCAGCTATTCCTTGGTATGTTTTACTTCTTAATTTCCATCTGTTTGGTCCAGGTGGTATTTTATGAATTTTTCCTTCTCGGCCTTCAACAATATTTGTTGGTTTTAATAATGGCAATCCTTTTAACCATAAAGACGTTGCTTTTGTTTCACCATGACCAAATTGCCATGGATGAATAATTTGATCAGGTTTTCTATAAACAGATGACATAATACATATTGGATTTTCTACAGCGATTTTATTAATTGGTGCATTTATCATTTTCATAAAAAAGTCTATGCCTTCTTGTTGTCTGCCATCTTTACGTTTTTCTTCAAAATATCTAGCTCCACTAACTGCTAAATGAGTGCAAGGTGGATGAGCAATCATCATATCCCAGCCATCATTGATAATATCCATAACGTCACCTTCATAATGTTTTCCTTGAATTTCTGTAGGCAATAAATCACAAGACCAAACATCATGCTGCTTCCCCCCTAGACGATTAAATGCTTCTTTAACTGTTCCACTAAATTCACAAGCTATTAATATTTTCATTTAATTCTTAATGCTTCTTTAGCAAACTTAATACCAATGTCATTTTTATATCTACCTTTTTCTGAATCATTTAATATTCGTCTAGCCCAAGCTTTAGAATCGGCAGTTGGCTTATTTGCTATTTCACTTGCAACTCGTTTCATTTTGTCATGGTTATTGCGTATCTCTTGTTCAGTAAAATGCCTAGGCAATGCTTTCACAAATTCTTTAGGTTCTTGCATCCTACAAATATCTAATATCTCAGATATGGTTGGCATAAATTTATTATTGTTGACATAACGATCAAAAGCTTTGGATACTATCATAAATTCATAGCGTTCTAGTTTGCTCCACCATATACGCAAAGTTTCACGATCCAAGTCAGGCCTTGAATAAATTGTAGTGACAGAGTGCATCATGTCTTTAAAACCAATCTTTTCGTTTTCTATCAAAATATCTGCTCCTCTTGTTTTTCATCTTCCCATCTATGTTGATTAATCCAAGTGCTAGGATTAGGAATATAAAGGCCATTATTTTTAAACCATTGTGGGCTAACTTTTTGCCATTCAAGTGCATTAAGAACGGTAGCTAAATTAGGGTTAGCTTTAGCCCATGCTTTTCTAGCTGCTTCTTTACCTACTTTTTTAGGGTATGCAATCCAAAACATATCAAAATCGGACAATGGTTTTATATTGGTTAATGGTTTATGGTTAATGGTTATTGGTTTATGGTTAGCATTGGGTTCGCTATGCGTTCGCATACCATTCGCATTTTCCCAGCGAATTTTAGCAGAATTTGAAGCTTTGATTGATTTTTCATTGTATGTTTTTATCTCTAAATCACATCTTTTATGAATAAATCCAATAGTAGTTTCTTCAAAAAAATCACTTAAAATGTTCAAAACTGCCTGTTTTTCCTCATCAGTTTTAGCATTAATTAATCTCATAATGCGTTCAGGATCATCTGATAATGGCTGTTCATTAAGGTAATATTGATCTAATAATTGCCTATAAACCCCATGTTCTAATAGCGATAGGTGCATGGTATCCTTGCGATAATCCGCTATATTATGTTGAAAATAGTGCATATAACCTCTATTGTTTAAATTTACGTTTTAAAAATATTTCAGGGTATTGAAGCTTGATTTTTGCTGGGATACCTCGCTTTTTCCATTGATAAACCTTAATTTCTTGGCTAATTCCTGACCAGCCCAAACGCTTACAAAGGGCTTTAGAACCGCCATAAAACTCAATAATTTCGCTATCTGTCATGTTTTTTCCTATAACTTTTTGTTAAATAGTTGTTGACATCATAATAACAAATAGTTAATAATGCAACTGTAGTTTTTAAATTTATGGAGGAAATATGAAAATAAAAGGCATGATCGTTACAGTTCTAGCGTTCTACGCATACTGCGCATTAGTTTTATATGTGCTTTACCCAATCCTTATCAAACATTTTGGAGCTTAATATGACTATTCAACAAGAATACGCTGAAGATTTAATAGACACCGACCCTGTAGAAGTTTTAGCCCACATGGATATGGAACAACTAGCTGGCACGATTCGTGCTTTATATTGGGCTAATGAACGTGGCGATATGATAAGCGTTAATCTTTTTGCCAAATCTATAAGTAATGCTTTTTTTGAGGAAGCGATGGGTATTACAGAAAAAAAGTTAAATGAAGCTAATGTTTATCAAGGCCCTTTTGACCAAATGTATGATATGGGCCATTCACATGGGGACTTTCTATGATTAACTATATTAGGGATGTTATATTTTTGTATTACAAAGGATTTAGATTTAAAAAGGCAGTTCAATTAGCTAAACAATTAAGGAGTGGTAGATGATTACTTTTAATGAATTAAAAAAGATTAATGTTAATGACCATACAGAAAAGAAAGGCAATTTAACGTATCTTTCATGGGCCTGGGCAGTAGATCAATTATTATCTAATGATCCACAAGCTACATGGGAATATAAAGAGCCACGTCAATTTGGCGATACTTTAATGGTATTTTGTTCAGTCACAGCTTTTGGTAAAACTATGACAGCACAACTTCCTGTATTAGATTATAAAAATAAAGCTGTAATGAATCCTGACGCTATGGCAGTTAATACAACTATGCAGCGTTGTTTAGCTAAAGCAATCGCATTACATGGTATTGGTTTATATATTTATGCTGGCGAGGATTTACCTCAAATTGAACCTATGGGTCAAGATGATCTTGAAAATGTTATTAAACAAATCAACAAAGCAGATTCTGTTGATGAATTAATGGGTATTTATAAAGAAGCTTCAACAAAGTTTGACAAGGTGTCTTTAGCAAAATTAAAGACTTATTTAACTGATCGTAAAAATGAATTGGAGGCATAGTATGAATCAGCAAGAACGCTTAACAGAATATTTACAAACGCATGGCAAGATTGATCCATTAAAAGCATGGACTCAATTAGGTATTTATCGTTTAGCCGATACTGTGTTTAACTTACGCAAAAAAGGTTATGAAATAACAACCACAAATAAAAAAGTTAAAAATAAATTTAAAGAAGTTTGTGTAGTGGCTGAATATAAATTAGAGCCTAGATTATGAAATTAACTGACTCACAAAAATTAGATAAATTATTACAATTAATTGATTTACTTAATATGGAAATAAAAGGATTAAGAAAATTAATAATTGAAATTGAAAAAGGAATAACTAAATGAATAACATTATTCAAGGAACACCTGAATGGCTACAATTAAGATTAGGCCATGTTACAGCATCACGAGTTGCCGATATTATGGCTAAAACCAAAACAGGCCCAAGTGCTAGTCGGCAAAATTATTTAATTGAGCTGGCTATTCAAAGAGTCACAGGCGTTGTTGAGGAATCATATAAAAATGAAGCAATGATGCGTGGCACAGAAGAAGAACCGAAAGCACGTCAAGCATACGAATTGCTAACCGAAACTTTTGTAGAGGAAGTTCCATTTGTCAAACATAAATCAATTGAATGGTTTGGTTGCTCACCTGATGGCATTATTAAAAACAATGATGGCACATATAATTTATTAGAAATCAAGAATCCCAATAGCGCTACGCATTGGTCTTATATTAAAGAAGGTGAACCACCAACAAAATATAAGATTCAAATGATGGCTCAAATGGCCTGCACAGGCGCTCAATGGTGTGACTTCTTTAGCTATGATAGTCGTATGCCTGAAGGTTCAAGATATTTCTTGAAAAGAATGGTTAGAGATAATGCCTTTATTGATGAAATGGAAAAAGAAGTAAAAGTGTTCCTAGATCAAGTGGCAGAGGAAGTCAAACTTATGGAAGCTAGGCAATAATTGAAAAATGGTATAATACAACTTGGCAATAACACAGGGGGGTCATTTATGATCGACCAGGCACTTCTTTGTTTAGCGCAAACAATCTATATGGAAAGTAGCGTAGAACAAAAAGAAGCACAAATCGGTGTTGGCTATGTCCTTATGCGTAGAGCTGACTTTGATCCAAAGCAGGTGTGTAATGAAATGAGAAAACCTTATCAGTTTTCTTGGTATGGAAAAGTAAAACCACCTGAACCTAAAGAAATCAAACCATACTTTCTTGATCTTGCATGGCGCATCATGCACAAGTTAGAGCCTGATTATTCTAAAGGCGCAACTAATTTCCACGATAATTCAATCTTAAAACCTCAATCATGGTTCAAATTAAAAAAGACTGTTCAATGGTCGCACATGATTTTTTACAAAATGGAGGAAACAAAATATGCTCAATATTGAGTTATATACCAAACAACTTAATGGATTAGATATTCAATCTGTTATAAAAAAAACAAAATTAAAAGAACCTCAACCTGATATTACCCTAGATTATTATGTTTATCGTGGTAAAAAAGGTTACGCAAGTTTTATATCTGCTAACAATAAAGAACGTCAAAGAGGATGCAATTTGCAATTAATATTTGACGGCGAAACAAATTTGCTAAAGAATGTCAAATTTATTGAAATTAAACATAAGGAAAACCAATGGAAGAAATAACAGACTTTGTAGTAAAAGTTTTAATTATTTTAGGTGGTTTAGGTTTATTGTTTGGTGCTTTTTTTATGTTTGAACTTCTGTTTAGGAGTCAACTATGCCATTAACTCGCCAACAATTAGAAGAGGCAGTTGAAGCATTTAATAAAACAGGCAGCGAAACTAAAGCAGCCGAATTATTAGGTATTAAAAGAGCTTGTTTTCAAGGTAGGATAAGAGCAGCACGAATGGCAGGTATGCAAGCTGAAATAGATAATACAAAACAACACATAACTGACATTCCACCTGAAATAGCTCTAAAAGATAAAATAAGAACATTAGAAGCTCAAATAGCTGCTTTCAATCGTGACGTATTAAGTGAGAATTATGTTAAGACTAAAATACTTAAAATGTCAGAAAAGAAGCCATCGCCACCTAGCTGGTTACTAAAGCCTAGTTCAAGTAAATCTGCACCTGGCGTTCCTACATTATTTGCTTCAGATTGGCATTGGGGGGAAAACGTAGACCCTAATCAAGTTAATAACGTCAATTCCTACAATATGAAAATAGCCCATAAACGAGCTAAAAAGATGATTGAAGTAGCTATTGATCTATTAAACAATCACATGGTTAATCCTAAATATCCAGGCATTGTATTCGCTTTGGGCGGTGATATGGTTTCAGGCGATATACATGAAGAACTTATGGCTACCAATGACGCAGAAATTATGCCTG